CTAGAGGATGCATTCAATATTCTCCAGTTTAACTGAAGTCTTGTATTCTCTGAAACACTGCTATCGTATGCTAAATCATGCATAGCAGCTAATAATTTAAATCTAACTGGGTACGGAATATAATGTAAGTTTAATCCAAAGAACCCACCTTCTACTTTTCTAAAAGGTAGAACTAGTGGAAACATATCCCAGTATGGTAACTTGTCTTTTAGCTTAGCATCATAAAAGAACATATACATGTTACCAGGCATTATAGTAGTCGTCAAGTCAGGCGCATTCGACATCAACTGATTAGGTCTGACGTTCTTGAGATTCTTTATCTGAATCTGATACCAGTTAAGAGAGCGATCGACATCGCCTGCCTTCATTCTGATATCCTGAAATGGATTACTCGTTGCCATAATTATATTTATCCGTTATAAACCAAGATCCTTTTCAGTTAAAACCAGGAACTTCATACCTCTATCAACGCAGTATTCGTTAGCCGCTCTCCATTTAGATTGATTAACCCCGTATTGAAACACCTCATCAATGAATCTTTTGGTTTGACGTTTAGGTATTTCAGGGGGTTTAGTAAACTTCTCTGGTTTAATCTCTATTAGATATTTGGTAATAGTGCCGTTCTTATCTTTAACTCGGATATAGAAATCTACAAAGTAACGATGCACCTTACTATCTACAGGTGATTTGTATGGTATAATCATAGTCTCAGACCCCCATTCAAGCACCGATGCGTTATTATCGCACCATTTCATGAATTTTAACTCCCAGGATGAACGATAAATGACGTCGTGAATGTCACCTCTGTACTTGGAAGGGTTGGAGACCCTGTAACGGCCTTTGTAAGTTGCTTTGTACATAACGGGATAAATATAATATAATCCAACTATTTATGGAAAACACATGGCTAATCAAGACTATGTTGAGAAATACAGAAAAGAATATACAAACCCTACCGATAAAACTATTAATCGCACAGATAATAGATACGGGGTTAAAATTAAGCAGTATCCTTCAGATCTCCAAACAGGAAGTGACTTAAAGCACTACGTTCTCTTTAACATTAATGTTCGCGGTAAATCGAGTATTGATAAGAGTAAAAGACTATTTGAAGTTAAAAGAGATCCAAATTCTGCAAGCCTATCGAAAGATCAATTAGCAAGCCCTGGTATTAGAGGTGTTACTTATGTGGCTGCAGGCGCAGCAGCAGGCGCAGCTGTATCTTCACTAGTTAAAGGCGCAGCAAAAGCGTTTGGTAAGACAGGTGTAGTAACAAACATAGTAGGTAATACTACGGGTGCAGCAGCAGGTGTTGCAGTAGGTGCGACTATGTCTGCTGTTGACTTACTCAAGAAAGATACAACATATAGAATTTCTGATGCAATTGCCTTATACGTAGATGGTCCCCCTACGGTTAAGTATAGCATGAATTATGCTAATAAAGAACTAGGTTCTCTTCTAGGTGCATTGAGCGGTAGTGTATTAGATTCTCAAACAGGTCTGAAAGCATCAGCAGAAGTAGGTGCAGCGCTAGGCGCTTCATTAGCCAAGTTACCCGGTGCATTTGGTGCAGCTGATGTTGCATCTGCTCTTAGTGCTTCTTCAGCAACTGCTCTTAACCCATTTAAAGAAGTTGTTTTCGAATCTGTTGACTTTAGATCATTTGCATTTAAGTATAAGTTCTTTCCAAAGAATAAAAAAGAATCAGAAGACGTTTATAACATTATAGCTTTATTCAAAGAACATATGCACCCAGAAATGTCCGATGGTAAGATGTTCTTTATTTACCCTTCTGAGTTCCAGATTACATATTACTACGGCGGTGATGAAAATTCTTATTTCCATCGTTTTAGACCTTGTGCTCTTGAGTCAATGGATGTATCATACGGTGGTGAGCAGTTCTCTTCTTTCAGAGACGGTGCACCAACAGAAATTAATGTATCGTTGACATTCCGTGAGTTGGAAGTTATTACCAAGAACATGGTAAGAGAAGGTTACTAATGTATTTTCAAAACTTCCCCTATACTTTCTATTCTTTAGATAATGCTACTACAGTACAAGTAGTAACAGATATTACCAATCGCGCCGTTATTAGCGATGAGGTAAAGACTAATCTGGGCTTGTATGATGAGTATGATATAAAGGACGGTGAGACGCCAGAGTTAGTAGCAGATAAGTTTTATAACAACCCTGAACTACATTGGATTGTTCTTAACTATAACGATATTATAGACCCTCGTTTTGACTGGCCTTTAGATACCAACAATCTTAACAGATATGTTAATGCCAAGTATGCCAATTCAACTGCCGTTCACCACTATGAAGACGGTAGCGGTTATTATATAAATGGTAATTTACTTTTACAATCTAATAATCAATTTAGCTATTTTAGTGTCGGCGACGTTATCGTTAATAATACTAATACAGGAACCGGGGTAATTAAGACTAAAGATAGTAATTCGTACATCTTAGTTACAACAGTTTCAGCCGGTGGGTTTATAGTTGGAGATCAGATTAGAAATAGTTCTAATGCAAACACGCGTGCAAACATAACCGTAACGACAAGCTATACTGGTACACCTGTTACTAATTATACCTATGAAGAAGAAGTTAACGAGTCTAAACGTAGAATTAAAATTCTAAAAGCTGCATACGTTGATAGCGTAGTTCGCGACTTTAAAAAGAAATTAGGTGAATAATGGTAGGTAATGACGGGTTACAAAGAGCCGGTGAAGTACGGATTGAGCAGCTCAAGCTTATAAACTCGGCTGATGAGATTGTAGATCTGTCTGAGTTTGTTGTTGAGCTTAATATCTACGAAGATATATTCTCTAACTACTTACAGGGTACTATAGTACTGACTGATAGTAGAAACATTATTGATAAGTTTAACATACATGGTGAAGAGTTTTTAAACGTAAAATTAAGAACACCGTCATTTTCTGATGCCGATGTTATTCAAAAAACGTTTAGAGTTTATAAGTTAACAGATAGAGAAATTGTAAGAGATACTAATACACAGAATTTTACTTTGCATTTTGTATCTGTAGAATTATTCTATGACTTATCTCTACCTCTGTTTGCGCCTTTCGAAGGTACGGTAACTGATGTCGCCGGTAAAATCTTCTCTGACTTCTTAGCTACGTCTCGTAACTTTAACATTTCGGAATCTAATAATGAAGTTATAGAGGACCCTAAGCCTACAGAGTTGATTGTCATTAATGAGGCAGCTAACAAAGTTAAATTTGTATCACCCGGTTGGTCTCCTCTTAAATGTATTAACTGGTTGGCATCTAAGTCAATACCTAAGGATGGTATTGCTAAAAGCTTTATATTCTTTGAGTCAAATAAGAACTTTTATTTTGGTACACTTGAAGGATTGTTTAGAGATGCGTATAAAAATAATAACTACTTAGGTCGTTATTTAATTTCTGTATCTAATATTAGACAGGATGAAAATTCTCAGAACGTAAATAGAGAGCTGTTCTTAGCTAAAGACGTTGAGATGGTTGAATCAACTGATTACATTAAAAATTACACCAATGGTTATCTAGGCAATCGTCTAATATATCTAGATGTATTCAGCAAAGAATATCAGTTAGTAGATTACGACCATGTAAACAATTACGAAAAGCAATTCCATACATCTGGTGAAGGTAATAAAGCCAAACCTATTTTCAGCAAAGACTCATTTAGAAACTTTGCAACTAATATTAGTTTTTATCCTAAGAATCCAAAGTTATTTGATAACTTCCAGGATAATATTAATGAAAAGATGAATGAAATACATGGTAATCGTTTATCAAGTATGTTAGAACTTACTAACATTAAGATGAATATGACTATACCAGGTAGAACGGATGCCGAGGTAGGTAGAATTATTTACTTTGAATACCCATCTTTAGGTGCTAAGGATTCAGGAGATACCGAATCAAGTGCTCAAGATAAATTATATTCTGGCTACTATTTAATTACAGCCATTCACCACCGTATTAATAAACTAGAACATATGATGACAATAGAAGTTATTAAAGATTCGTTATATGTTGATAAAGCAAGTACTGAGAGATCTTAATTATGCAAAAAATATTTAACCGAGATGGTTTTAATTGGTGGATTGGTGTTGTAGAGGATAGAATGGATCCTGAAAAAATGGGTCGTTTAAGAGTACGTATTTTCGGTTACCATACCGATAGTAAAGTAATACTACCTACAAAAGATCTTCCTTGGGCAACACCTATACAACCAATTACTTCGGCTGCAATCTCCGGTATTGGTCTGACACCACTCGGCCCGGTTGAAGGTACCTGGGTA